TTCTAATACTAAATCTAATTCTTCTGTAATCCATGTATAATCCATATTTTGAACATAACCTTTAATCATTCTACCATCATTAAGGTTTACTGAAACATAACCTTTTATATCTCTAATATCTTCAATAAGTTGTGTTACAATATTAAATGGTGCATATACTTTTACTGTGTGATTAAATGGGTTTAATATTTTAAGACTTGCAATATCACTATTTAAAATATCAGCACTATCACTAACATTTTCAATCTCACTTGATTTTCTTGTTACTAAATTACCATTAACTTTAAAAGAACTTGTTTTAATTACATCGTTAGGTTTAAATTTAGTAGCACTTGCTAAATATGGATACCATCTTTTAATATTTCTACCCCAACTATAATCCAAATTAGAATAGTCATTAGGGTTAGCAACTCCTTGAATTAATGAATATGTTTCATTAGTTTGATTAATCCAAGAAACATTAGAATAATAATAAATAAAATTAACTAAATAATCTCCATTATAATTTTCTGCTGGAGAAGTTCCACTAGGATCTATTGTTAAAGTTAATATTGAATTAGTAATACTAATAACAACCCAATTTTCAGTAATTCCATTTATAGTTGTTTGTAATGGCTGTGTTGTTGAAATACCTAATAAATTCCAATTAATAGTAATTGCATCTCCATCTAAATTATTGTTTAATATTTCTAATGTATCATTTGAAGTATTGTATCTTAACAATAAAGTAGATGTAAAATTGCCTTGAGTTCCAGTTGGTAATGGCAAACATTTGATTAAAAATAAACTATCATCATTTTGAAGTGAAGTTGTTTCTTGATTTTCAAATGCTCTTTGTCTTGCTTGTTCAATTAAAAAAGCACTTCTAATATGTTTAATTTCAACTTTTAAACTGCCATCAACAGTATCAGTAATGAATTTTTGCGTTTCAGTATGCACATCATCAATAGAATTTTCGCCATTTGTTGTATTTTCATTACTTGATTTGCTAAATTTAAATTCTGCATTTTTTAAAGTATATTGTTTTGAAAACATTGAATTAGAACTAAAACTTGGTAACTCGTCAAATACTGCTAATTCTATATCTTCATAAAAATCAGAATAAGGTAATATTTCAATGCTGTTAGGATTTATTTGATAATCAGAACAAGTTTCCATTGGAATATTCATTAAATCTTTAAATTGATTGTAAAATGGTCTATCGGTTATTTGACCTAATAATAATCCATTAAAAGCAAAATTATCATAATGTTCACCACCTAAATCATATTCAGGAGCTAATAAAGGAATGTCTACAATAGATTTAACGTTATGTTTTATTAAATCAATTAATCTAATGCCATTGATTATTGTATCTATTGAAGTTTCAGTAGCAATTATTTCAATTTCACTATTAATAACTATAAAATCAATTAAACTTGCATCTAATAAACCACTATAACCACCATATAATATTTCTCCAGGAAATAATGTAATATTAGAGAAAAAATCTATGTCATAATCAACATCAATAAAAGTTGAAGAAGTTAAAGGTATTTCTAAAACTTTTTCAAAATTTTTAGATGCATAATTGTTATAAAATAAATTAGGAGTAGATTTCATTATATAATAAATAAATGAATTATCATTTCCATTTCTGCTTCTTAAACTCCCTTTAAATTTCAATTTAACATTTACATTGGTAATAGATTTTTGAGAATTTATTAATTTTGTAGATTGACCTTCACCAGTATTAAAATAGTCTATACCACCAGCTATGTGTTGTGCAAAAGTTAATTCTCTATTTACACCATCTAATGGATGAAATAAAACATCACAAAATGAAGTTAAAGTATTATTTATATTACTTTGTGTTAGACTTCTATTTAGTGTTATTGTATAAAATCTAGTAATAGCCATTGAATTATAACTGCCATAAGATTTTTCCCAAATACTATTAGTTATAATTGGCTTTGCTTTTAAAAGTATGTTAGTAGTTGAACAAGGAGTTATATCCCTACCATCTAATGCCTTATTATTAAAAGCATCAATATCAGTATCTTCTAATCTTTTTAATACCTCACGATTAGTGTTTTGTATTATCTTAACTTTTATATTATCAAATTCTACAACAGAAGTATAGTAACTAAATATACCAGTAGTAAAAGTTAAACTGTCTTTTTCAATTATATATTCTACTTTACCTTCCCAACCATCATTATTAAATATATCTAATAAATAATCAAAACCTTGACTTGCATAATTAAATATTTCACCATTAGGTAATATTTGCGTTATTTGTATTTGCTCAAAATAATCTCTAGTAAATGTAAGTTCAGTATCTTCATTGGCAATTATAATATCTCTACCAAAACGTTTATCGTCTTGCTTTACTTTATAAGAAGCTCCATCAAATCCAATAGGTTCTGCTATTTCAATAGTACCAACACTTGGTAACGATAAAAAGTTTAAATAGTGCTTAAACCCCATAAGTTTTTACATTTAAAATGTTATTTAATAATTCTTTACGTTCGTTTTGTTTACGTTGATATATTCTTTCGCCTTTAGCATCTCTAACTATTGAGAAACTTTCTTTTGATGCTATTGTATCTGATAGTTTATCTAACTTACTTCCTAATATTTGAGTGTCCATTGAAACTTCTACTTTAGGCATAACTATTCCATTGTTTAATAGCATACTATTTAAACTATTATCAAACATCATAGCAGACTTTTCAGCAGTAAATACTTTATCTCCTTTGGAAAGCATTGTAAGCTCAGCTCCTTTATCGCTACCTAATGATTTAACTCTACCTTGACTATCTGTAATAATCTCACGACCTCTTTCTTGTGTCCATGCTAAACCACCTTCTGCATTATCTGTACCTTTCCAATATTGTGGAATCTGTTGTGATGAAACCATAGCTATTTGAGCAGCACCAATAGCAGCAGCTATTGCACTCCAAGGCAAACCACCAGTTAAAGGGGATTTAGCTACCGCAGCTACTATTGCTTGTGCTGTATCAATAGCAATATTAAAAATAGCTTGTTGTTTTCTTGCTTTAGCTTCGCGTCTTGCTATTTCTTTTCGTCTTTGTTCGTATTGTTCTTCTATTTCTGCTCTTGCTGATGCACTATCTCCAGCAAACATTAAAGCTACTTCTTTTTGTTGTTCAAGTCTTTCGTATTCGGCATCAAAACTCTTTTGTGATGCTTCTGTTATGAAATTAAATGCTTCTTGTGCGCTTTGTGATATAGCTTGGAATGTAGCAGCAAACTTTTCTTTTGCATCTAAACCTTTTGTATTTAGTTTATCAAACATAGTTTCACCTTCTTTATCCATTCTTAAAAAGAAATCAAAAGTGTCACCAAAACCAGCATTACTGAAAAACTCTTGTCCAAAACTTTGAATATAATCTCTAAATTCGTCTTGTATTTCTTTTAGCCTATCAGCTGTTTTTTGGACTTTCTTTTCGTGTTCTTCAAGATTTTCTTTTTGTTCATCAGTCATTTTATACATATCACCAAACAAATCTTTAGGCACAGCATCTTCCATAGACTTAAAAAAATCTTTATTGATTTTATCCATTCTATTTGTGTAGTTTTCAGCAATATTAACTGATTCTGTTGCGTATTCGTTTTCTGCAACTACATCACCACCAACAGTTGGAGCAATACCCAATGCTTTATTTCCTTTAGCTAATCTTTTCTTTTCATCAGCAACCTTTTGAGCTAACTTTAACTCTAGTATTGCTAAATCCATAGATAATTTCATTTTTTTAGCAACACCATTTTCAAAATAACCTAATTCATTTTTATTTAATTCTTGTATAATATTAAATTTATCTTTGGCTCTTTCTATTTCTCTTTTAATATTAGATATATCTAATTCGTATTGTTGTTTTCTTTGTTCTTCTAATAATTTAGCAGCTTTTAATTCCGCTTCCAATTCTTCTTTAGTTTTTATTTTCTTAACAGGTGGCGCAACAACATTTGGTTTATTTATTTCGTCTATAATTTTTTTAATTGCTTTATATTCTCCTTCAGCCTGTCCTAAATATTCAGTCCATTTTAAAATATTTTTTGAACGAAGATGCGCTGAAAAAACATCCATTAACCAACCTGATGATTTATTTAATTCATTTAATTCATTTACACCTTTTGTGATTCTAAATTTAATATCAGATATAACATCGTCTAATTCTTCTTTATTTAATTTTTTTACATCTTCTACTGACCATAATTTTATACCTTCTTCTTGTGATTCTGATCTTCTATTTTTTGATAATTGATTTAATGAAGAAGCTAGATAATCAACTCCTTTAATAGATTTTTGTAAATAATCTAATAAAGTTGTAAAAAACATAGTTAAACCGTTATTATCGCTTTCGTTTATATTACGAATCATTTTAGTCCAACTATTTGAAAGTCTGTTTTGAGCAGCAGCTAATGTTTCAGCTCTATTTACATTTTCAATTCCATAAAGTTTTTCGTATGCTTTAGCTAATTCAGGTAACAATTCAGCAGATAATATTTTACCCGCTTTCATTTGTTCCATAAATAACTTTTCAGTTACTTTTAATTCAGGGTGTAATGCTTGATAAGCCATTGTAGCGGCTTTAACAGCACCAGGTAATGCGTTACCTAATTGTTTTTTCAATTCTTCAGCTTGAACAGTACCCTTACTCATCATTTGTTGCAAAGCAAGGAAAGCACTATCTTGTTGTTCAACAGATAATCCCATTACAGCAACCGATTTAGAAATGCTTGTAAATATTGCTTTTATTTGTTCTGCTTCTAACTTTCCTTTAGATGCAACCCAAAATTCAGTAAAGTTTTTAGTAAGTCCTTGAATTTCTATACCATATTGTTCAGCAAGGTTAGATAAAAAAACTTGATTAGTTGCAAATTCATTTTGTGAACCACTAACCATTCTTAACGCTAAATCTAACGACTGTATTTGTTTTGTAGTTTCAAATATATTTTTAACTAAATCAGCAGCTAAATAAAGTCCAGTTGATATACCAAAAGCACCCATTAAATTTCCTATTCCTGATAATGCTCCTTTGTAATTTCCAACACTTTTTGAGAAATCACCTACTGCTTTATCAGCTTTTCTAACTTTTTTATCTAACACATCAAATTCTCTTTGAGCTTTTCTTATTTCAGCATTTGATGCACTTTCACTTGCAATTAAATCTCTTAATACATTCTTTGCTCTTGCTCTTGCAGCGTTTAATTGATTGTAAGCAGAGTTTAACTTTTCGTTTGCTAATGCTTCACGTTCTGCTGTTTTGGCGGCTTTTTCTTGAGCTTGTTGTTGTGCTAAAGTAGCTTTTCTTTCTGCTTCTCTTGCTGCTATATTGGCTTTTATAGCGTTAGATTGTTTTATTTCAGTAGAAATAACCTGTTGCTTTACTTTTTCTTCTTGAATTAATGCAGTAGTAGTATTTTTAATAGCTTGTTCTTGTGCTTTTAAATCAGCAGCCATTTGCTTTGCAGCATTATCAGCTCCACTTGGAGAAGTTGGTGCTTTAAATTTATTTATTTTCTCAATGCTACTTGCCAAACTATTAACTAAAGTTTCAGCTTGTTTTAAATCAGATAACGCATTAGGACTTAAAAACTCTATAAAACCATCATTTGCCATTGTTTTGTTTTTTTATTTTTTGTTTTGCACTTTTATCTAAAGCTATATACATAGCTAATGTAATTGTTTCATCTATATTTCTTTCATGAACATTACTTAAAGAAACAATATTATCGTAAAAATCAAATGCCTTTTGAGAACTATTTTTTACCATTGAATCTAAATCTAACTTTTCCATAGTTAAATCATTTTCAATAATACCTGTTTCAACCTGCATTACTCTTTTAACTTCTTCTGTAAAATCTGCATCTTTATCAATATATATCCCACAACCAACTTCTAATGCTTTTAATATTTTATCCCGCATTTCTTTTGTTAAATGTGCGAAATAAGCAAATTCCATTACTTGTTTTATAGTTGCTAATTTATATTCTAAAAAAGCTATGTTAGTTGTTAAATTTAAATATCTTTTTGCTTCGGGATTATCTGATTTAACAAAAAAATCATCATAAATAGCAATAAAAATCAATTCTAAATCTTCATCTTCATAATCTGCTTGTAATAAAGTGTAATCCTTACTACTTAAAACTTCAAAGAACAGTTTTGCGGGTATGTTTTCTATTGAGCTATACTTTGCCATTTATTGTCCAAGTTGTTTTTTTATTTCGCTTGTAAATGGTTTTTTAACATATTTAATTAAAAAATCATTAAATGCTTTTTGACTAAAATTAAATATATCTCTGTTTCCTTTATTATATTGACGAATTAATTTATCTGCTTTTGAATCAGTTGCATCGAAAATATATCCTTTGCCTTTTTCTTTTAACAAAAAACTATTAATAAAAGAACCACTTAAAATTAAATCAACAGCACCACCAGCTAATGGATTTTTATCATATTTAAAAGGAGCATAAGTATCATAACCTGCTTTTTCATTTGCTTCATAAGATGAACTTTTAGAGTAAGCAGCGCTTCCGTTACTAAAAATATTACCTTGTTCGTACTCGTTTCTTTTTATAGCAACTAACTTTTCCTCGTTATTTATTATTTCTATGTTTACGAGGTTTTTTAGATGCTGTTGGTTCAATAACGGTTTCAATCGTCTGCTCATTTCCGCTGCTGATATTCCCATTTTCTACTATTTTAGCTATTGATACTTTTTGTTTATTTCCTCTGCACTCTACACAGTATTCTTTTTTATTCGGATCTAATGTTCTATTTAAAAATTCATTAATTAGAATATCATTACTTTGATTTGTATTTTTTAAAATCCAATCATATTTTTCTTCTTTTGGAAGATTACAGAACCATTCTGCATCTTTTCCCTTTATTT